AAAGCCAAGGGTATCTTAAAGGGCGCTAAAAAACGGAAAGGTTTGACGCAGCAGGTTCGTCACCTTCGTTCTTCAATGAAAAATGAAACAGCCAAAGAAGGTAAGCCAGAATTTCAAAAGTGGGCTCACCGCTGTAAATTAAATGCTGGTCTGCACTTGGTAGAGATACTCCGACACTCAACAGGAATGATTGAGTATGCCTATATCCTCAAGAGAAAGGGTCACAAGCCCACTAGGTACGTCACAGCCACTCAGGAGACCCTGACATGGATTGAAGACTTCAACGCCTCCAGAGAGCTTATGCAGCCCTTCTGGATGCCTACAGTAGAACTCCCAAAGCCTTGGGAAAACATCTGGGACGGTGGATATGACTCCACTAACACCTCGCTGCCTCTGTTGCCGTTTATAAAAACAAACAAGATGACTTATCTCAGGAGTCTAGATAGCAAACGGTTATCCTCCCCAATGGAGGCAGCGAATCTAATTCAACAAACTCCTTGGACAGTCAACAGCCCCATACTTGATGTCATGGATTGGGCTTGGGAAAACAATGTCAACGTAGGTGGTTTACCTAGTAGAGAAGATGAATCTCTTCCTCCTATTCCAAGTGACATGGAAGAGAATGAACAAGCTAAACGTCTCTGGAAAAAGCAAGCAGCCCGAACATATGAGTTCAACTTAAGCACGAAGTCTCAGCGCCTTCTAATAGCCAAGATTTTGTTCCTCGCTAAGAAGTTTAACAAGCATCGTTTCTTCTATCCTACTACTGCGGATTTCCGTGGACGATTGTATAACGTGCCTAGCTTTCTTGGGGTACAAGGACCAGACGTGTGCAGAGCTCTGTTAGAGTTTCATCGTCCAGAAAGATTAAAGACCAAAGCTGATGCTAAATGGCTCGCTATACACGGGGCAAACGTTGCTGGGTTTGACAAGTACACGCTCGAAGATCGCGAGAAGTGGGCTTACACGTTTGGTGAAGATGCCATCCGCATTGCGAGTGATCCAAAAAATAACACCGATTGGATGGACATGGATAAACCTTGGTCTGCTCTGGCGTGGTGCTTTGAATGGGCGAAGTGGATTAAGAATGGTGTCTTAGATACTCGCCTACCCTGTGCGATGGATGCAAGTAACAATGGCTTACAAATATTATCATTGCTAATGCGTGATGAACTAGGAGCTGCATCCACAAACGTTTCACAAACAGATAAACCTGCTGACATCTACGGTGTCGTTTCTGACGCTGTTCTTGATTACCTAAGACACGATGCTGCTGAGGGAAGCGATACAGCCAAGACATGGCTTGCTTGGGGTGTTGATCGAAAAACAACCAAACGCGCAGTTATGACCTATTTCTATGGAGCTACTTACTACTCCTGTAGGCAATATACCGACGAGTGGTATGAGGATTGTTATCGTTCCAGAAATGTTTCACCTCCGTTCGATGACTTCACTCGTTATGATGCAGTAGGGTATCTCGCCAAGTTAATTTGGAGAGGTATTAACGAGGTTTTAGAAAAACCAAAAGAGTGCATGACTTGGCTTCACAAATGCGCGAAAGCTGTATCAGCAACAGGTGAAGGTGTTAACTGGACGAGCCCTAGCGGGTTTCCTGTTTACCAGTTCTACCACAACGTGGCAGCTCGTAAGGTCTCCTCAAAGCTATACGGACAGGGTGTTCATATATATTTTGAGAAGGAGCTTGACAGTGTATCTCCCAGACTTCAGCGTCAGGGAATCGCACCAAATTTTGTCCACTCGATTGACGCAGCAATGCTGCACCTCTCAGTGATCAAGGCTAATCAAAACCACGGCATATACGACTTCTCAATGATTCACGATTCTTATGGCACACACTCGAACAAGTGTGAGGCGTTTGGTGAGACTTTGAGAGGCGTTTTCGCTGACACTTTTCGCTCCGACTTACTCGCAGACTTCAAGAACGAAGTTGAGAATAATGCTGGAGTGACTCTCCCAGAACTTCCCACTTATGGGAAACTGGAAACTGAAGATGTACGCCACTCAACGTACTTCTTTTCTTAAAGATAATGAGGCAATAATACAATGAATAATACAGTAACAACACCTATCGGCAAAGCCGTATACCCACACGTTAACGAGCCAAACTTCCGTTTTGACACTAACGGAATGTACAGCATTAAACTTCATCTCGATGAAGATAAGTACAATGGTTTCAAATCAAAAATTGATGCAGCCGTTGAAGTTCAGTATGCAGCAGAATGTGCTAAGCAAGATGGTAAAAAACTACGGAGAGCCGACAGTAATCCGATACGTATTACACCCGAAGGTGACTTCGAAATATACGCAAAACAAGCAGCTAAAAAAGATACTAAAAAGGGAGTTCTTGAGTTCTCTGTAGGTATCTTCGACAGTAAAGCTAGACCTTCCAACGCACAGGTTGGAGGCGGTTCTACAGTCAAACTAGCTGTGAAGCCTTGGTGCTGGTACAACCCGTCATTGGGATTTGGATACACGCTCCAGCTTCAATCCGTACAAGTGTTAGAGCTTGTTGAATACTCTAACAATGGGAACGTATTCGGTGAAGAAGAGGGTAGCTATCAAGCTGAATCCTTTGGCGAAGCGTTCGCTCAAGACTCCGATGATGCATCGACGTCGCCAGCCGCGAACTTCTAAGTTTCGCTCTGGGTTCGAAAAAGTAATTGACGCCCAGCTCACGAGGGTGGGCGTCTCTTACTCTTACGAATCTATGAAGCTTAGCTATGTCTTAGAGAAGACTTATACTCCCGACTTTATCTTAGATAACGGGATTATAATCGAGGCTAAGGGATATTGGGAACCTGCCGACCGTACCAAACACCTAAAGGTACGGGAGGCTAACCCCGACTTAGATATTAGATTCTGTTTCCAAAATGCTTGGAACCGTCTCAGCAAACGCAGCTCAACCACATATGCCACTTGGTGCGATAAGCACAAATTCAAGTGGTCACATCAAAGAATACCAGAAGAATGGCTTTTACAGTAACACACCAACCATGCACTAAATGCGGAAGCAGTAATGCACTCTCGTACAACGACGACGGGAGTGCTTATTGTTTCAAATGTCAAACACACTTCCCTGCCAATAGCACGGGACAACAACCACAACCCTCACCACGTATGCAATCCAATGATAAATTTATCACAGGCACTCTCTCACCTCTCACAGCGCGCGGTATCACTGAAGATACGTGTAAAAGATATGATTATCGTATCGGTTCTATCAACGGTATGCCTTGCCACATTGCCAATTATAAAGATGATTCAGGCAGAGTCATGGCTCAAAAATATCGCTTCGAAGACAAGCGGTTCACATGCCAAGGTTCACCTTCGACTTTTTTTGGTCAGCATCTGTTTCCTAATGGCGGTCATCATCTCTGCATCACTGAAGGTGAGATCGACTGTCTTACAGTTAGTCAACTACAAGGAAATAAGTGGGCAGTCGTAAGTCTTCCTAACGGATGCGCTTCAGCTAAGAAGATGTTCAAAGACCACATGAAGTGGTTAGACTCCTTTGGTCACATCGTCCTATGCTTCGACAACGATGAAGCAGGTAACGAAGCTATAGAGGCTGTTAGTCACCTCCTACCTCTAGGCAAGACAAGAGTAGCTAAGCTTCCTATGAAGGACGCAAACGAGATGCTACTTGCTGGAGAAGGTAAGGAAGTTGTTCGTGCTTGTTTCGATGCTAAACCTTGGCGTCCAGATGCTATCCTAGATGGCTCTGAGATGTTTGAACGTCTCACTACATTCGAGAACTACGAAACAGTACCTTACCCTTTTAAGGGCTTGAATAATCTTACCAAGGGTTTTCGCAAATCTGAGATCGCTACGTTCTGTGCTGGTTCTGGTATAGGCAAGAGTCTGGTCTGTAAACAAATCATACACAGCTTCCTGACAACTACCGACAAGAAGGTTGGTATGATTGCGCTGGAAGAGTCAGTAGAGCGTACTGCTAATTCCATTATCGGTATTGATATGCAGAAGCCTATCCACCTTGAGCCCTTCACACCTGATGATGATTATACCGAGTCCTATAACCGTACTGTAGGATCAGGTAACTTTTTCCTCTACGACCATTGGGGCTCACTCGATGCTGACCACCTACTAGGTCACATGCGTTATATGATTAAAGCGCTCGAAGTTGATTACATCTGTCTCGATCACTTGAGCATCGTTGTAAGTGACCAAGACGGTGGAGATGAACGCAAGACCATCGACCGCTTGATGACTAAGCTACGTGCTCTCGTACAAGAGACAAACATCGGTCTGCTTCTTGTCTCTCACCTCAAGCGTCCAGAAGGACGTGGACACGAGGAAGGCACAACAACAAGTCTTTCGCACCTACGGGGCTCAGCGAGTATTGCACAGCTCAGTGACACCGTCATTGGACTAGAGCGTAACCAACAAGCTGCGGAGAACAGAAACCAAACTCAGATGCGTGTTCTCAAGAACCGCTTTTGTGGTCTCACTGGTCTAGCTTCTACTATCATATATGACCCCGACACAGGGATACTCACAGAAGCACAGGTTAACAACTTCGAAGAGGAAGGAGGCAGCACTAATGCACCCTTCTAATATATTATTCTTTGACGCTGAGACCAACGCACCTAAGAGCTTCTCTACTCTTGATGGATTAGACAAGATACACTGCCTGTGCATCTTCGATCCCATTGAACGTAAGTCATACAGCTTCCGTAAGAACTTCCAAGAGGACAATATCGAGGAAGGTTTGGAAATGCTCCGTAATGCTAATGCAATCTGTGGACACAACATCATAGGCTTCGACGTCCCTGCGTTGTTTAAGCTCTACGGCTTCAAACATCCTTACCTTGTTGATACTCTTGTGATGTCTCGCTGCATCTTCCCAGACATCAAAGTAAGTGACTTCTCCCGTATGGATTATCCTAAGAAGCTCATAGGCTCTCACAGCCTTGAGTCTTGGGGACACCGTATTGGTGTCAAAAAAGATTGTGATGCTGTTCAGTCAGAGGATTGGTCTACTTGGTCTCAGGAGATGGAAGACTACTGTGTCCAAGACGTCACGGTGACTTATAATCTCTACAAGTATCTCATGAAGAAATCACCAGACGAGCGTATGCTTGAGCTGGAGCATGACTTCGCTATTCACATCCGTCAGCAAGAGTTCAACGGGTTTCCTTTTGATAAAGAAGCAGCGTTGAAATTATGCTCAGAGTTATCAGTACGTCGCGTTGAACTTGAGGAAATACTCCAAGAGGCTTTTCCTCCTCGTGTAGAGACAATGAAGACACAAGTCTGGGTAACTCCTAACGGAACAGAGTTTGAGTTCAAAACAGCAGCACTCAACGCTGGTTTTAAACAAGCTGATATCGAAAGAGGACGATACAAGACTCGTGACATTCCATTCAATCCTTTGAGTCGTGACCAGATCGCTGAGCGGCTTATGGAACGAGGTTGGAAACCTGCTGCGTATGAGGGTAAACGTCCCAAGATTGATGAGGCAGTATTAAAGCAAATAAATACTCCTGAAGCTGAGATACTCTTAGAGTACCTCCTAGTTATGAAACGTCTTGGGCAAGTTGCCGAAGGTCGTAATGCTTGGCTTAAGATGATTGAAGGCGACCGTATACACGGAAGCATCAACACCAACGGAGCTGTTAGTGGACGCTGTACGCACCGCTCACCGAACGTTGCACAGACTCCGTCCTCTCGTTCTCCGTATGGTAAAGAGTGTCGCTCTTGCTTCACCGCACCAAAGGGTAAAGTGTTAGTAGGTGCTGACGCTTCAGGACTCGAATTAAGAGCTCTGGCTGGATACTTATACTTCTACGACAAAGGTGAGTATGTGAAGATCGTTACTACTGGTGACGTACACACAGCTAACCAAGAAGCAGCTGGACTCACCAGCCGTGACCAAGCCAAGACATATATCTACGCACTTTGCTACGGTGCTGGTGATGCTAAGATTGGTCAGATCATAGGAGGCTCGGCAGCGGATGGTCGCAGATTAAAGGACAGCTTCAAGGATAAGTTTCCTGCGTATGGACGTCTTATGACTGATATAGCCAGTACAGTGGATGCTAAAGGCTTCCTGACGGGCTTAGACGGACGCAAGCTGCCCTGTAGGTCAAAGCATTCCGCTCTGAACGTCTTATTACAGTCCGCTGGGGCTGTTATCATGAAGAAAGCACTCGTGCTGTTTGTTAAGATGGCTCGTCATCCTTTTGAGATGCACGGGAACATCCACGATGAAGTTCAATTCTCCTGCGAACCTCAACATGCTGACTCACTTGGTCAGTGTTTTGTTGACGCTCTCGAAGAAGCAGGAAAGGCGTTGAAATTTAACTGTCCTCTAACAGGTGAATACTCTGTTGGGGCTAACTGGTCTGAAACTCACTAATATGAATATTAAAAGAACAATGCTAGTAGATGGGGATATGGTAGCCTTTAGAGCTGCCTCCGCTACAGAAGAAGCCATCAAATGGAATGATGATTACTGGACGCTTATGTGCGACCCTGATCAAGCCAAAGATGTCTTCATGAAACACCTCGATCAGCTTATGGATCACGTCGCCTGTGATGACGTCCATCTCGCTTTCTCTTCCAGTAAGTGCTTCCGACACGACCTCAACTCTAACTACAAGTCCAACCGTAAAGACAAGCGTAAGCCTATAGCTTTAAAAGACCTTGTCTATTGGGCTCGTAAGAAGTGGACGAGCTTTGTATGGGACAACCTCGAAGCTGATGATGTCATCGGTATCTTGGCTACTCGTAAGGATACTAACTACATGGTGGTATCTGGAGACAAGGACTTCCGAACCATCCCATGTGAACAATATGATTACCTCCGCTGTGAGTTCCACGACATCTCTGAAGCAGAAGCTGATTTTAACTTTTTCACACAAGCCCTGTCTGGCGACCCTACGGATGGTTATGCAGGACTAAAAGGCTTTGGTCCTAAAACATCCATAAAGCTCTTAGATAAGCAGGGAGCAACTTGGGAGACCGTTCGAGACGCTTACATCGCCAAAGGCAGCACCGAAGAGGAAGCGCTCCTCAACGCACGTATGGCTTACATCCTCCGTAGTGATAACTACGACCTAACCACTCAGAAAGTAAAATTATGGGAACCAAAGTAGAACAATTAGAATTTGACTTCATGAAATATCAGAGTGAAGCAACCCTGCCAGACTCTGGAGAACGTTCAGAGTTTGAAACTGGAGCAGTCCGTGACGCGATGAGCGGTAAAGGTATGCCTAGTTTAATTCCAATCCAAGCTCTTCGTCTCGTATCAAAACGGTTTGAAGATGGAGCCACCAAGTATGGCAGAGATAACTGGAAGAAAGGTATCCCGTTATCCCGTTATGTTGACAGCCTCTACCGCCACCTGTGGCAGTTTATAGAGGATGATACAGCCGAAGACCACGCAGGAGCTATTGTATGGAATGCTATGTGCCTTATCCAAACTAAGGAATGGATAGAAAAAGGAAAACTCCCAGAGACTCTTAATGACCTATGATGCCTCCAAAAAGACCTGAACGACCTCAGCTTGACCTAGACTTTATTATGGACGGAGCAGTTGATGAAGCTATTTTATTCGATCAACTAGAGGATGCAATAGTGGGGGTCGATCACAACGGCTACCTAGTTTACAGTCACGAACAGATGCTCCGCTGCTTTATGGAACAAGGTATGACACAAGAAGAAGCCTTTGAGTGGATTGATTTTAATATCTTAGGTTTCAACGGAGGTGATGGTTTTACTATAATCATGCAAGAGAGAGGGACTAAATATGATGCGTGACACCGAAAAAACCTGCCCGTTCATTACTGATGAACTCATTGAATACATTGAAGAATGCTTTCCGATGAAGGATTTTGATGTGTCAACGACCAAAGAACAGTTATTGTCCCACGTGGGTCAAAGGACTGTTGTTAACTTCCTAAAACATCAACATGTAATGCAGAATGAATCTGTAATTACCAACCAATAGAGAAATATGTGTTCATCAAGCAAGCCTAAAATGCCCGACATACCTAAACCAGCGCCACCCCCCGCTCCTCCTCCCCCTCCAACAGAGACAGCTAAAGTGGTAAAGAATAAAGGTGTCCAAAAACGCGCCTCAACTAGAAATCGCGGCACTTCATCACTAACAATGAGACGCTCTAGTGTGAACACAGGCTCCTCTGGAAGTGGCGCTAAGATTAATTACTAAATAGTATGCCTTCTTCAAGAACTATTCCAAGGATTTCACCCCTTAGTGCTATGACGACACGCATAAAGGTCGATGTTGAAGGACATGCTGACATTAGTGGCGTATACACTGGAGCAGGGGGCGGGATTCCTTGGCTTCAAGAAGGAGGTAATGGGAAAATTGCCACGTCTGGGTACAATAGTGAAGCAGATAACCAAACATGGTTTGTTTATGATAACTCCGACTTAGACCCAAATGGTGAGCAAAACTCCTTGTTCAGCTGGAGCTCCACTTCTGGTGAGAGCCCCTTCCCTTGGAGCGACCTTGCAAGTAATCATGGAAAAGTAAAGATTACTGCTGATATAGACGTAGTAGTATGTCCCAGCCGTGATCGGGAAGCAGGTGTAACGGATATACCTAGATTTGGTGTCCCTCTTACTGATACCAGCACCGAAATCAAAGTAACCGTTGCAGGACACGCTGACATTAGTGGTATATATACAGGAACTACCGTAGCAGGAGCCACTTGGAATCAACAAGGAGGTAATGGGACGATTGCCGCTTATTCTTTTAACGAGACAGATGGCTATGAATATATACTTGAAGACGGAAGTGACCTCGACCCACAGTATCTCCTTAATAACGCTTCTGGTTTCACCGACAGACCTTGGAAGGCTGTTCTCCCAAGCGGTGTAACAATGGACGGGAAAGATAGCGTCACAGTAAAACGCACAGCCCTTGTACATAAATCAGACCGTAAAGGGGAATCTCGTCCACTACTAAGTAAAGTAGTTGGTGGGGCAGCAGCAGCTTACAGCCTACGTGACCTCAACGACAAAGCAGGTAACAACAAGGTAGTTGAAGTAAGACGTTCTAGTGACGATGCGGATAGGATTTTCTTAGCCAAAGAGGTAGCTAATGGAACGCTAGAGGCTTGGGTTGGAGCAGGTAATAACGGCTTCGTATCCAAATGGTATGACCAGTCAGGTAACGGAAATGATGCAGAACAAGCAACTGCTGGAAGCCAACCTAAGATTGTTAACAGCGGAGCTTTAGTTGTTGATAACGGAATTGCTGGACTTGATTTTGATGGCGGTGACTTTTTAGTTGCCTCTTCGGTATCAGGGCTAGAAAGTCCTTTTTCAATATTCTCTACGAGTGTTAGGGATTCAAATGGATATACTGCTTCGCTTTCAAGGAGTTCAGCCGCCAACAGATATTTTGCCGTTTTTGAGTCATCGGGAACATCTATTGCTGTTCCAAGAAATTCTACTTCAGGTGTTACGGTAGCGGCTAGTGTTTCTGGGGCTGACCGCCTTACCTTTGCCTTAACTACTGGGGCTACTTCAACTAGTGTAGGTGCTAAAGGAGGAACTGTTGTTACTACAACTGACGACTACGGAAATGATTTTACTTCTAGTTCAAGCTTAGACCAAATTGCTATTGGTGTTCAGAGGACTGTAAGCCCAACTGGTTATTTTAACGGGCGTATCCGTGAGATTATTTTCTACACCTCTGACCAGTCAGCCAACCGTCCAGCCATCGAAGCTAACATTAACAATCAATACGACATCTACTAATGTATCTAATTTACGCAAGCGAAGAAGCCGCCCTAAAGCGAGCAGACGAAGAAGGCAAAGACCGTAACTTCGGTCACTGGACTACTGGAGGAACAACACGCTGGGTGACTAAGCCAGTCCCTACGGCTGACGGTATGTGGGCTTTAGATGTTTCTGAGTATGACCTCGATGAACTTGAACAACCTACAACCGTAGAGTCCGTAGTGTTCCCAGAACCAGAAGATGACACCCAATAATTTATGACCTCCCAAACTGCTGAAAGTATCTACACCTCGCTAGAAGGTGATCGGTGGAACTATGTCGATAGAGCTCGACGTTGTTCCAAACTGACCCTTCCCTACGTGATGCCACAGGATGGATTTGGGGCTCACTCAAGACTAGAAACACCTTTTCAGGGCATGGGAGCGCGTGGAGTAAATAGCCTCGCATCTAAACTACTACTAGCACTCCTACCTCCCAATGCCCCCTTTTTCCGTTATCAAATCGATCAACAAAAACTTGTTGAAGAAGGAGCCGATGAAGCATTCTTATCTGAAACTGAAGTCGCGCTTCAAAAGATGGAAAAGACCATCATGGATGAAATCGCTCAACAGAACTATCGTGTGGTACTCCATGAAGCTCTTAAACATCTTATCATAACAGGTAATGCTCTTATCTACATGCCAGAAGACGGAGGCATGCGTTGCTTCCATCTTGACCGTTACGTTGTTGAACGTGACCCAATGGGCAACATCAAGAAGGTAGCTGTCAAAGAAAGTATCTCCTACGACAACCTTCCCGAAGAAGTTAAGAGCGAAGTTTCTTCTGAAGCCAAGAAGGACAAGACATGTGATCTGTATACAGCAATGTGCAAGGATGGCGACAAATGGTATACCTTCCAAGACGTCAACGGTATACGTATTCCTAACGTTGGCGGTAAAACAAACTTTCCTCCATTTCTTCCCTTACGTTTCTCCCGTATTGACGGTGAAAGTTATGGGCGTGGATATGTCGAAGAGTATCTAGGAGACCTTCAAAGTCTCGAAGCTCTTCGAAAGGCTGTTGTAGAAGGATCAGCAGTCAGCTCCAAGGTTGTATTCTTGGTTAATCCCAACGGTACAACACGAGCTAAAGCCCTCGCAGAAGCTCCTAACGGTGGTATTGTTTCTGGTATAAATACCGACATCACCACACTACAGGTAAATAAAGCTACGGACTTGAGCGTTGCTATGCAAGCCATAGGACCGATTGAAAAGCAGCTATCTGACTCCTTTCTTATTGCTGGAGCCCAAGTGCGTAACGCTGATCGTGTTACTGCTGAAGAAATCCGCATGCTCTCTCAAGAACTCGAAACTGCTCTAGGAGGACTTTACAGTCTCCTTGCGTCTGAATTACAACTACCGATGGTAGAAATTCTCATGCATAACATGGGCAAAGAGAATAAACTCCCCAATTTACCAAAAGACCTCGTGAAACCAGTGATTGTTACTGGCATTGAAGCGTTAGGGCGTGGCAATGACTTGCAACGTCTTGACTCCTTCATTGCTGGTGCAGCTCAAGTTGTCGGTCCTGACGCTATTATGACTACTCTTAATGTAGGCGAATACTTCAAACGACGCGCAACCGCTTTGGGCATAGACACCCAGAGCCTTCTAAAGTCTCCAGAACAAATTCAAGCTGAGCAACAACAAGCTCAGCAGATGCAGATGCTGGACAAACTAGGACCAAATGCAGTGAACGCAGCAGGTAAAATGATGCAGGATCAGCAGTCCCCTGAAAACCAATAACAAATAATCGAGTAATCTATGGAAAGCACAAGTATAAATGACGACAGTCAAAACATCAGCTTGGAAGAACAATCTGAGCTTCAAGATAAACAAGCAGCGAATCAAGAAGGTTCTTCTGAACGTCCTGAGTGGCTTCCTGAGAAGTTTCAATCCCCTGAAGATATGGCTAAAGCCTACTCTCAACTTGAAACAAAGCTGGGTTCGTCTTCAGAAAACCAAGAAGAAGAAGGACAAGAGTTAGGAGAAACTCCTGAGCAGAATGAGGCTATTAATGGTGCTCATGCTGAGTGGGATGAAAGAGGTGAGCTTTCTGCTGAGACTTACGATTCTCTAGCTCAATCTGGTATCAGCAGAGATATGGTTGATATGTACATCCAAGGGATGCAGTCACAGGCTAACAGTGAAGAGAGTTCTCTAAAAAACTTAGTTGGTGGCGATGAAAATTATAGCCGAATGTCTGAATGGGCTGTGAACACTTTAAGTAATGCCGAACAAGAAGAGTTTGATGAGGTTGTAACCTCTGGAAGTTCTAGTGCTGCTAAACTTGCTATACAAGGAATGTATGCTCGTTACTCAAACGAGAGTGGTTCTTTCGCTCCTCTTCTTAATGGAACCAAAGCAGACTCCCCTGCTTCCCAAACGTTCAGGTCAACAGCACAAGTCAAAGAGGCTATGAGCGATCCACGTTATCAATCAGACCCTGCATATCGTAACCGAGTTGCTGAGCGTCTGCGTCACTCCAAAGTAATGTAATTATGAGTATAGAACTACTTGCCATGTTAGGTGGCGGTGCTTCTGGCTTCCTTATGAAGCTAATCGGAGCACAAACTGAAGCTACCTCTCGACACTTCGAGATGATGCTGAAAAAACAAGAAATAGCTGACATCTCTCATGATGCTGCCTCAAAACGAGGCGGTGTCTGGGTGCGTCGTGTTATTGTTGTCAGCGTCCTCTTTGCGGTAGTTGTAGCCCCGCTTATTGTAGCCTACTCAAGCGTTCCCGTAGTAGTACAGGGGGAGCAAAAAGGGTTGCTTTCCTTTCTCGGATTTGGAAATGGATGGAAAGCCCTTGAAGGCTTTGTGTTACTCCCAGAAGTCCGACAAGCTATGTTGGCTATTGTTGGATTCTACTTCGGCAGCTCCCAAATCAAATAAATTAATAATGTCTACAGACCCTTTAAACTTAAACTTTCCTAAACCTGATGAAATAGAGCAACCCAAAGAACTAACATCTGACTATAAAGAACGTGAATTTTTAAGGGCTATTGCGAAGGTTGAGACTAACGGAAACATCCGTCGAGGAGACAACGGCAAGGCTTGGGGAAAGTATCAAATGCATGCTATCTTCGTGCGTGACGTTAACGAGCTTCTTGGTACTGATTATGAGCATGCAGACGCAGAACACCCAATACTTGGAGAACAGCTCGCTCGTGATGCTTATCGAGCGTATTACAACTATCTAAGTAATCGCGGTATTGAACCAACCCCAGAACGCTTAGCTTATATCTGGAATGGTGGGAGAAGTGCTTACAAATATCTAGATGAAAAGTGGTTCGGAACTACACAGGGAAGCGTCGATGAAGAAACACGCATCTCTATGGGTGAAAAGAGAAGTAACCTTCGGACTTATCACTCTAAGTTTCTGAACGAGTATAATAAGATACAGGGAGTTGCTATTCCAATCACACCTCCTCAACAACAAGAACAACAACCAATTTTACAAGAGACCATCCAGCAGGTAGCTCAAGCTGCTCAAAATATACCAGAACTAATTGGTATGCACGGTGGAGACGTTAACGCTGGTGTGGTAAACGAACCCACTGAAGATGTACCAGACTTGATTGGTATGCACGGTGGAGACGTTAACGCTGGCGTTGTGCCAGAACCTCTTGATTAGAATTTCTAACCCTCAGCACGACGGTGCTGCGGCTAAAGAAAGCCCGTCTGAACTTAAATGAAGCCGTTGACCTCTGCGGAGATAATCTATCGGAAGACCTTAAGGACGACACCTCTCAACATAAATAATAACCTCAATAGGAAAACAAAAATATCATGTCTAATTTGACTACATTCCCACGTTCGGGAATAAGCAATAGCACTTCAGATGGTAGTTTTGCACAAGACAATGCTCTATTCCTGAAGGTGTTTAGTGGTGAAATCCTCACTACGTTCGAAGAACTGAACGTAATGAAAGGACTTCACACTGTACGCACCATCAGCTCAGGTAAGAGTGCTCAGTTCCCTGTAACTGGCGTTGCCGATGCAAAGTACCATACTGCTGGTAAGGATATCATGACAGAAGCCAACGGCTACCTGTCTGACATCAAACACGCAGAGCGCACCATCAACATTGATGATGTACTCTTGGCTTCTACGTTCATCGCTAATATCGACGAGCTTAAGAACCATTATGACGTCCGAAGCATCTATGCTAAGGAACTCGGTAAAGCCCTCGCTAAACGCTTCGACTTGGCTACCATGAAGGTACTCATCGCAGCATCTAAGGCAAGTGCAGCATATACTGATGGACCTGTAGGAGCTACATTGAATCCTAATTATACAGATCACACAGCACCTACATCAGGCGAGCTTATTGACTCGTTGTTTGCATGTGCTCAAACGCTTGACGAAAAAGACGCTCCTTCTGAAGGACGTTTCGCTCTTCTTCGTCCATCGGATTACTACACGCTGATTACAGCTGACAGCACCGCTATCGTCGGTTCTCAAGCTTCTAATCGTGACCTTGGTGGTAATGGCAATGTTGCCTCTGGTACAATCAGTTCTGTTGCTGGTATCCGTCTAATCAAGACGAACCACATCGCTGATGTATGCGTTGACAACACTAGTGCAGCTCTCGCAGCTGACGATGCAAATGCTAACAACACTTATAACGCTGATTACTCCGCTACACGTTTCGTAGCTGGTACATCGGAAGCTATCGGTACTGTTAAGCTGCTCGACCTCGCTACTGAGTCCGAGTACCAAATTCAACGTCAAGGAAGCTTGTTCCTCGCTAAGTATGCGATGGGACATGGTGTACTTCGACCTGAATGCGCTGTTGCGGTTGATCCTACCTAAACTGATTAAAACTGATCCCTGCCCCTCTTCGGAGGGGTGGGGCTCTTTTTCTATATGGCTAAGAAAAAGCGCAAAGGCGTCAGCCTTCGCAAAGAACACAAAAACCCTTCTGGAGGTCTCAACGCAAAAGGACGTGCGTATTACAACAGGAAGACAGGCTCAAACCTCAAAGCTCCGCAGCCTAAAGGAGGAGCGAGAAAGAAATCTTTCTGTGCTCGTATGAGCGGAGTTAAAGGACCGATGAAGGATTCTAAAGGACGTCCAACTAGGAAGGCTTTAGCCCTCCGCAAATGGAAATGTTAAATATATTATGAGCAATTATCAAGGAATGAAATCTTTTAGCGACTATAAACGTCCGACGGGTCCTAGAAATAGCTACCATCGACACAGCAGATACAATCTAGCTCTTAAAAAAAGACTAGAAGAAGAGATGCAAAGAAAAATAGAAAGAAACAAAAAACGTTTAGCCTTAAAAATAAAAGATGAAAAAGTATGAGCCTCTACAGAAACATTAACCGTAGGAAAGGACTAGCTATAAGTCGTTCCAAGAAAAACTCAACAATCTCAAAGAAAGCCTATGACAACATGAAAAAAGGTTTTCCAAAGAAGAAGAAGAAATAAAATTATGCCTACTCTAACTACTAAACTAGAAGCAGTGAACTCGATGCTGGGAACCATTGGTGAAACCCCAGTGAACAGTATAAGCGACACCAACGCACTTCCTGTTTCTGCTTCCACGGCTATCTCTGCTCTCGATGAGTTAAGCCGCGCGATACAGTCAGAGGGGTGGTGCTTTAACACAGAAATAGATGTTACCCTGACCCCATCTCAGGATGGAACTATAACCCTTTCAGCAGACATTATTGAACTAGACGCCATCGACACTTCAATAGATATCGTACAGCGTGGTTTAAGTCTCTTTGATCGTTCTAATAACACCACAGTGTTTGACGCGGATATCAAAGTAAACCAAACCCGTCTACTTGATTGGGACTCATTACCTGAGCCAGCCCGACGCTACATAACCCTAAGCGCAGCTCGTGTGTTCCAAGCCCGTATGATTAGCTCCAGAGCGCTTGAATCGTTAATTACTGCCGATGAATATAAAGCACGCGCTCTGTTACAGGAGTTTGATGCAGGAAGTGCTGATCGGACAATGTTTGACAACTATCACACAGCTTCCATTCTAGGTATAAACCGCCCAACTACCCTTATATAATTATGCCATTAATTAACACTTCGGTTCCTAACTTAATCCAAGGCGTGAGCCAGCAGCCTGATGGTAATAGGTTTGCTGGTCAATGTGACGAGCAGGTGAATGCTGTTAGCTCTATTGTGAGAGGACTAAAAAAGCGCCCACCGATGCAATTTGTTGGTAAAATGTTTGATGTGAATGGCGCGGATTACGGAAACGCTGAGAGGGATCAGTTTTCAAAGGCTCTCATCACTTTTATCGAGCGGGACAACAACGAGAGATATGTCCTTACGCTGCGGCATGGTAATTTACGTATATTTCGTATTTATGACAACTATTTAGTAGAATGCAGTATTTCATATAATACCAATACTTTTACATCTGGAGTTGGTTTTAATAACACTGATTATCTTTATAGTCTAAACTCCGACCAAAAAATAAAAACACTAACGGTCGGGGACACCACTTTTTTGGTCAATACAGAAAAAGTGGTAACCCAAAACAATGCCGAACTTACTGATGACTATTCAAACAAAGCCATAGTTTTTCTTAAACAAGCTGATTACGAAAAGACTTATACAGTTACAGTAGGTTCTGGAGTTAATGCTAACACATCGAGCTGCACGACGGGGTCGTCCATTGCAGACAACGAAGATAATATAGACGATGCTGTAGCAAACGACACACCCAACGGTAGTTCTGCTACAAGCTCAGGAGCCATCATCAATGTATTGGCTTCTGGCTTAGGCGCAGTTGCTACCGTTATAGACAAAGCCCACATGCTGGTTACCGTCACTGATAGCATATCTGTTACTGATGACCTACACGGCAACGGAATGGGTGTCGTATACAAAGAGGTTGATAGCATCACCGATCTGCCTCTTGTTTGTGTAAATGGATTAGTTGTTAAAGTGATTGGTGATGTAGAAATAAACCAAGATGACTACTATGTTAAGTTCGAAACCGTAACTAAATCCGAAGTCGCAACAACAGGGAAAGGCTCGTGGGTAGAAACTGTAGCACCTAACATTCCATATAAGATAGATGGTAATTTACCTATGTCTTTGGTGAACACAGCTGAAAATACTTTCTCATTAGAAATTATGGCGTTAGGCGAAAGAGAAGTGGGAGATGAGGAATCCAACCCCCTTCCCTCTTTCGTAGATTCTACCATTTCCAATGTATTCCTTTTTAAAGGTCGTTTGGGCTTTCTAAGCGAAGATGCAATCATACTGAGCGAAGCGGGTTTAGGCGGTATAATAACATATAATAACTCAGACACGAGGCAGAGATTTAACTTCTTTCGTAAGACCGTTACTACGTTACTAGACTCGGAATTAATTGATGTTCGTGTATCAAACAGAGACGTAACTACCTTACGAGCAGCTCAACCCTTCCAAGAAGACCTCATGATCTTCTCTGACTCAGCACAGTTCAAACTAGCTGGAGGCGACACACTTACTTCAAGAAATATCTCTGTTAGTCAAGTTACAAGCTTTGACTATAACAAGTCTGTAGAACCTTTGTGTCTTGGCGCTTACCTTTACTTTCCTTTTGATCGTGGAGTATTTAGCGGTATCAGAGAATATACAGTCAATGCTGTAAATGCTACTTTTGACTCGGAGGAAATAACTCAACACGTACCTCAATATATACCCAAAAACTTAACCAGTTTTACAGGGTCTGACGCTGAGAATATGATTGCTCTATCTTCGGGGGATATCCGATATTTAGATGGAGAGGGCGTGTACAGCGGATCGGGAACCTTCCCCCCTTTTGACTTTGCCGTTGTCCGCTATGCGTGGACAGCGGCTAACGGACGTGATTTGGATACTAGAACTAGGGTGACGTCACCTATAAATACTTCTGCTGTAGGATGGAATCGACTCAGCTCTGATACTGGACTGACTTGGCGAGGTGACAATGTGTCTACTACAGGAGTCGAAGCCGTGTTAATCGACTATCCAGACATCATTAGTGCTGCTCCAAACCCATCATCTCTTATTCTAATTCCACTTAGTGCTTTCTGGTATGGGGAGCGTGCGAACGGTTACTTTAACATCGAATTTGACACATATCTAGGAGGAACAATGGTACCAGTTGGATCGTTCGATTACCAAAATACTGGAGGCTCTATTGTTTCTAACATCACTGTAGGTGGGTTTTCTTCAACCGATAACGTTCAAGAGGACATTGAAGGTGATCAGCAATACACGATTGTATACAACCCCGTATCTAAACAAGCTTACTTAATTTAAAAATGTCTGAAATATATATATATAAATACCTATTCCAAAACGGGAAGAAAATACTGAGTGCATGGATGTTATTTACTGTACGAGGGTCTGTTAAGTCTATACAATTTATCGACTCCACCTTGTATGCTGTGACTGTCTTTAACCAACAATTAATACTAGAAAAGTGTAGACTAGAGGAAGGACACGAAGACTCTGAAGGGTTTACAACTCACCTCGACAGACGTGTGAAGTTTATACTTGGTCAGGGAGCTAGTACAATCACGATGCCTTACAGTGTCGGGTATAATGAAAACATAGAAGTTTACACAACCGACGGATTGTCACTACCATGTACAGCAAATGGTACAACAGTCACTTTACTAAGTCCTCTAGTAGAACCAACAACTGTGTATGTGGGGCTTTCTTATGACATGAAGTACACTTTCTCTAGTCAAATATTCAAAGGCAAAACAGAGAGTGGTACAAGTCCTTCTAACGCGGCTAAGTTGATGATACGTAACGGTTCTCTATCCTATGATAAAACATCTTATTTTAAGGTAAAAGTTACACCCATAGAGCGCGATACATACGAAAATGAATTTGTTCCTGATGTAGTGGGTTCATCCGTAATTGGTAGTCTAAAACTAGAAAGCGGGATGTTTCGCTTTCCTGTATTTACAAAATCAGACGACGTAGAAATTACTATTGAAAACAACACTCCACTTCCCTCTAACTTCCAAAGCGCTGAGTTTGAGTCCTTCGTTCACCCAAGGTCAAATAGGTATGGATAAATATGATGAAGTACTTTTCGAGCATGGAGGATGCAAAGTAACCTTGGCTACTATGGAACATGCAGAATACGTAGCAAAGAACATGCGAGCAATCGACGTTCTTGAAGCTAAGTGTATTGGGCATACTCCACTCGAAGCGGTGTCATGTGGTTTAGAAATTGATGACATCACCCTCACTGGTTTTGACAAAGAAGGTAACCCCGCTTGTATAATGGGAGCAGGTAAACACGACATAGCTTACATATGGCTACTGGGTACAGATGCCATTGAAAAGAACTCTTACGTGTTTCTAAAAATGTCTAGAGACATTATAAAATTCCTAGCAAAACCTTATGGAGTCGTAAGTAACTTCGTGCACAAAGACAATCTAGTCTCTCGTCGTTGGTTAACTTTCTGCAAAGCTGAGTTCGTAAATGAAGTTAGCTTGGACAACCAACCCTTTTATCAATTTCAAATAAAGTATTAATATGTGTCATCCAATAATAGTAGGTGTAGCTCTTGGAGCATTGCAAATGCAGGCAGCGAACAGAGCGCAAGAACAAGCTGCCAAAATGCAAGCTCTACAACAAGACCGAGCGAGCGAAGCTGAAAATGCAAGAGTAAGACAACAGTTCTCCTCAATGCGAGCAGAAGAAGCGGCAGAACAAAAAGCGGCTGCCGTTGAAATGCAGCGGTCTCAAGAACAGTATTTACAAGCCTTTGGACAAGCGTCGGCTATTGATAATGGCGTGACGGGGCAGTCTCTATCCGCTATACAAGATTCCTATCTACAGGCATTAGGAAAAGAGCGAAGCGGAGTGTCTCATCAGTTAGCTGTGAACGATATTCAACGTAATTACGCTTTCGATAATGCAGGACAACAATTCTCAAATAACCTTATTAACATTAACCAACCTATTGCGCCTGTAGACTACCTTGGAAATGCTGTCAGCGGACTACAAACAGGGCTTTCAACTGGTATGGCAGCACACCAAGCCTTTGGTTAGGTTTTAACTTAAAAATTATGTCAAAACAAACAACTGTAAGTTTACCAGATGGCGCGACGTATAAAAGCGCTAAAGAAGTCGGACTCGGTGTTCCAAAATCTCTATCAGTACCACAAGCTCAAGGAGGCAGGTACAGAGTAGCTGTAGGTGGAAGCCTCAACGCCAATGAAACTAGCATGGGGCGTCTCGCTAATTCTCTAAAAGGTGTTAGCAGTGTTCTAGGTTCGTATGCTGACATTCGAGTTGAACAGGAAGAGCGTGGACTTGCTGAGCTACGTCGTATGTCCAACGAAAAAAAGCGTGAGCTGATTGGCGCTGAGAATAAAGTATTTCGAAAGATGGGTATACGCCCACAAAGTATGCTACAAGTCATGCATGCTCTAGGCACTGCTGAGTCTGGAAAGTTTCAAGGCGAATGGCAGGAATACCTAGAAAACGAGCTTATCCCTAGTCAACAGGGTGGCACTCCTCTAAGTTCAGAAGAAATCCAAAAAGCGTATGTAAAGTTTCGCCAAGGTTGGACAAACAGTAACGAGTTTCTAGGTAAGTCCCAACTGGCTACTGATGGGTTCTTAGCTGACACCGATGGACTCTACGACCGTAACTCAGCTTACTATTTTAAAGCTGCTGATGGTTACTATGAGCAGAACGTACAACGCTTCTCTGCTTCTGAGGCTATAATGGCGACCGCCTCTACTAAGCCTGAAGAACTAGCAAGGGTAATTACGGAAAATTTCAGTGCTATGGATGGGACAACTTCCAGAGCTGTTGTACAAGATATGGTGACCAAAGCTGTTCAATCAGGCGATGTTTCTATGATGGAAACAATGCAGACAGTATTAACCACAATGGCAGCCCCTAAGAATAGCATTAAACTCGGAGGGCTAGACTTCTCTAAAACCGCCACCTTTAGTCTGATGAAACTGCGTCTTAATACAAGTCAAGACGATGCAAGATATAAAAAAACTGCGCGAGAAAGTCAGTTACTTAAGCTTGAAGACGAGAAACTGGAAAGAGAAGTCAAAGAGTTATTTGCTGATTACAAGGTAAAGATGAAAAATCTTGAGGGGCAGCCTGCTAAACAAAATGAACTTAAAATTTCCACTTGGACGTTAGCTCAAAAGTATTTTGAACCTGTAGGCGAAGGTTTATTTCTGGACTTATCCCGTCAACTAAACAGCGCAATGCATACTCTAGGTAACCAGAGCAGAGCTGATCAAAAGCTCTCAGATGATAAGACCACCCAATCAATCCTAACAACTGTCCAAAACGCTGTTTTTAGGAGTGAGGATACAGCAAAGATTAATGCCCTCATAGAACAGAAGAAAACAGAGGTGGATGATAATGTGGCTAACGGTTCTCTGTCTGAAAAAGCTGCTCAAGAATTAAAAAACCAGCTTAATTCTTTGGGTAATTCTACAACCCAAAAGGGATTGCGGACTACTAGGATTGGGCAACTAGCCGAACGAAGCAAGATTGATCCAGAACTACGAGCAGGGAACCGCGAGCAGAGTTATTATGTCGTAATGAACGCTGCTAAGGCTGGAATGCTGGATAAGAATGGGAACCCCATAAGTAAATTCGCAAGGGCTGATGCTGTCGAAATAGCTGGTGCTAACCCAATGGAGGCATATAGCTTTCAAACTGGTCGCCTTAACATCGCTGCAAGAGGGGTCTTTATTGACTACGAAAATGACGTTCAAGCGGAAAGAGAAAGACTATCTAAACAAGCATTTTATAAATTCTCTCCTAACTCTGGCGGTGAACTAACTGTTGAGATGGATGAGTATATAAACGACAATCTTAAGGGCTATATAAAAGAACGCCAAAGCTTAGCATCACAACAACTCATAACTATTCACGAACAAAGGGAGCAAGCTATGAGAAATCAGGAGATGATAAGTAAAGGTTATTCCATTGGTGAAGAAGACTCCGAATTTGACATAGCCGAACGCTTTAAAGCCATGCAAGCATGGGAAACAAGCAAAGAGGCAGGTGCAGACGAAGATATGTTTATCTTTACTCAGGAACCTCGTACTGGAGAAGCTAACGTAACTATCCGAACCAATCGCTTTGACCTAGATGCTACAAAGCCCTTCGCTGGAAGGCAGAGTGACAAACACGTACAATTTCGAGAGCGGTTCGAAATGCTTAATGAGCGTGAGGCTATTACAATAGGCACAGGACAGGATAAAAAGAGCATAGCTGTCTTTGACGCTCTCAGTGATGAGTCAAAATCTCAACTGTCCGCTCGTTATGCTGAGTCTCTGCAATTAGTTGACGGGGTCTATGGAGAGAAGCATATAAATAAATTGCTGCGTAACATAGACCGTGGGCAGCTTATGTATCGAACTCCAATGGCTCGCGGGATGGGAGGGATGCAAGGAATCCCCCAAACCGACGACAACCCATTTAATCTTAACCCTCAAATGAGATTTGATGACCAGACTTACCAAGGCAGACGTGAAGCCATTAATAAAGTCATGACTGCTTACAAACTGTCGAGCGTACCTACAGAGCATTGGCAATCTGAAGACTACGGGGGTAACTCCGAGTTTACCCTACGAGGTCCAGATGGTGATGTTAAAAGTGGATTAGGCTATAAGAACAGAAAAGACCTCGCCTTTGTTCCAAGAGAAACTATTCAAAAGTTACATAATTTTGTTACATCAGACAAAGCTGTAGGTAACATGAAAGCTGACCTTTCAACTGGTCTAGCCTCTCTACCTGCGGATGAAATCACCGTTGTTAAGGATGCTCTTAAATATTTCTACATCACAGAAGGCATAACTCCCCAACAAGCTTTATCGCAACTCTTTAACAATCATCGAGCTATCTATAGCATTAACCAAGGACACTCCTTCGATCAGTAATTTATATGAACTTATTTAAAAATCCGAATGAAATCGCCCAAGGCTTAGGACAAGGTCTTTTCCGTGGTCCAAATTCTCCTCAAGAACAACAGCTTGCTGATCCTTTCTCTGATATTGCTAGGCAGTCCTCTGTAGAAGAAGAAGAAGATGGACCCAGTATACTTGCAGACCTAGCTATGGCTCCTCTAAGAGGCGTAGAAGGTGTTGCACATGGGTTGTATAACCTAGCAGATACAATATCCTTTGATGCTCTTCCTGATTGGGCAGACGACAAACGAGTGTTAGGGCGCAGTCAAACAATGGCTGGAGGTTTCGTTGAAGGTCTTACACAGTTCCTAGTTCCGTTCTTTCCGCTCAAAGCAGCGATGAAAGTAGGAAAGATTGGTAGAGCTTTTGCCAAACTTGGTACAAAACGTTCTGACATTGCTCGTGACGTTCTCGCAGGTTCTGCTGTGGACTTTGCAGCGTTTGACGGACAAGAAGAACGTCTCTCCAATCTCCTGAATCTCTCCCCTGTTCTAAAGAACCAAGTTACTGAATACCTCGCTGCTGATGAAGATGATGCAGAGCTTGAGGGTCGTATTAAAAACACGCTGGAAGGTCTCATGATTGAGGGTGGTATGCGTGGAGCGTTCGGAGTACTCGGAGCTGCTTTTAGCGGTATCAAAGCAGTTAAACTACGTCAGAAGAAACTTGCACAAGGTAAAACCCCAGAACAAGCAGCCAAAGAAGCTGTAAATGAGTCTGGTTTAGAAGATGTTGACTACAGTGAGATGGACTTTGTTCCTGTCGATGAAACAAAAGTACCTGAGCCAGAGAGCAGAGCAGAGCCTGTAACTACTAAAGCAGATGACGATTTAGAAGCTAATTTGAAGCTTGAACAAAAGTTAAAAGACGCTGAAGCAGACCCCGATGAACCTAGATTAAGCTCTAAAGAAGACGGAGAAGCTCCTGATCGTCCTACAACTGAAGAAGGCGTAGAGCTTGACGCTCAACAAGCTGCTGCTAGAAACGTTGATCCTCAAAACCTTGAGGACATGAGCTACAAGGAAATCCAAGCTCTAGCAAAAGAGCTAGGAGTAAATGCTAAAGGTAAACGTATTGAACTCGAATCAAGGATTGAAGAACACTACAAGCAATCCCAACAAGCAAACATAGCCTCTGTAGGTGAAGATGGACAACTCGACTTCTTGGGAGGACGGGCAGACGGCGAACGCAAACCTATACAGTTAACTGAAGATTATAAAGCGACTAAAGATAACCAAGGTAAAACACAGCGCACTCCAACCGAAGATCAGGGCTCTGGTGATCAGGGGCATTTCAAATTCTTCCACGACGAGAAGTTCCTTGATGACAATGCTGACTACACTGAAGGTTGGACAGGCAAGAAGACTTTTACTGAAAGCAAACTGACGAGTATTGAAAAGACTGTGTTGCAGCTTGTAAAGCAACTCGCACCAACAGCGGGTGACCGAGGTGGTGAACAAGCTCTGATGGGCTCAATCCGCAACGTTGCCAACCAAGGTGGCTTAATGATGGTTGCTAAAGCTCTTGCCATTAATATCAAAAATGGAGCTAAAGAAACCCCTGCTTCGTTCGAAGAAATTTTAAAAGAAGCTAAAGAAATTGCAGATGAGATGGGCTTGCATAGAACTGAGCACGACCACTTAGCAAAGATTGTTCAGGCTGAAAGGTCAGGCGAAGGTTCTGTAGACGCTCTTCAAACTCTGAGAGCAAACCAACAAGCTTTACGAACTCTTAACCGTTCGCTTGGTAATCAGCTCAGAGACAAAGCCGCAGAGATGTATGAGCTTAAGAAAAACGGAGGTAAGAAGGGCGATCCTGACTATCACGTACTCGAAACTGAGCTCTTAACAATCCTAGATAAGCACCGCGCTTCTCAACAAATCTGGTCACTTTACGGGCGTGAGACATCCAAAGTGATGCTTCAGCGTAGGGCTCTTTATGTTGGCTCTTCACCTTACAACAGGCGCTTAGGACTTTCAGGTCAGCAAGTATTAAACGGTGCTGATCGCATGCATTACAAGAAGAAGCAGATTGGTAGTATGACTACCGACGAACTGGTTGATAAGATCAGAGCTGCTCCTAACGGTGATTCTATATTCAAGATACTCAACAAAACAACAGAGGCTACTGAAGGCTCCAAGATGATGCGTATGACTCTGGAGTATTGGATGAACTCGCTATTGAGCTCTCCTATTACTCAGATGGTCAATGTACTTGGCGCTGCTGGTATCTACCACATGAAAGCAGCAGAGGGTGTTATGGGTGCAGCTCTTAATGGAGATACTGAGACGATGAAGTCTATCGCTCACAATCTTTATAAGATGGAATCCATCAAAGAGGCTTGGGCTCACGCTGTAATTGCGCTAAAGAGCGACGATGCTGTATTAGCTCCTGATGCACGTACTTATGACGACAGTGCTGAACGTAGCCACGCTATCTCTTCGGACCGAGAAGATGCATTCGGTGGTGCTATAAACTGGCTTGGTACACTTGTACGTACTCCTTCACGTGCGCTTCTAGCAGGTGATGAGTTCTTCAAGCAGCTTAACTACCGCTTCTTCGTTCGTTCTGAAGTCATGGCTGACTCCCTGCGTAAGGGAGAGCCTATGGAGAAAGCAATCATAAAGGCAGAACAAGCTATGGAAGCGGCTGTAACCAAAGGCGGTACAGCAATGAACGAGCGAGCTCTCGGAATGGAAGTGTACAAGCAAGTTCAGAAACAAGACGATCAACGCGCTGAAACGGGGCAAGCTCGTATGACTCCAGAAGAGTTTGACCAAACAATCCGTGAGGTCTTTGAAACACAAGCTTACAGAGTCCGTGACTCCCGTCTTAATATGGAGAATGCTGACCCTCGTTACCGCACAACAGATGCAGCTCTGGATTACGCTAAAGTCGCTACAGCAACCAAGGACATCCCACAGGTTCAAGAGCCTCTAGCGCGTCTTGCACACTGGTTCCCACCAGCCAAGATGGTGTTCCCGTTCGTTCGTACTCCTACCAATCTTCTAAAGATGGGCTTTGAGCGAACTGCTCTCGGTGGTGTTGCTTCCTTCATGCGTGAAGGGCTCCACGGCAAAGTTCTCGAAGGTTATCGGGAAATCATGACAAAGGGTACAAAGCGTGAGCAAGCACAACTTAAAGGCAAGATGGCTACCGCAACTGCTACCAGCGCAGCTCTGATGACTTATATCTCAGCCAACGGAGCGTTTATGAGTGGTGGTGGACCTAGAAACCGTGATGAGCGAGAAGCACTCAAGCTCGAAGGCTGGCAACCCTACTCCATCAAAATTGGAGACAAGTGGGTAAGCTACCGTCGTCTTGACCCTATCTCTACAACACTCGGTATTCTTTCCGACATCGCTGAGATTCCTAAATACTATGACGTTGATGCTGATACCGCTGAAGGTCTGTTCACCTTGATCTCCGTAGCATTCATGAACAACATCACGCAGCAATCGTTTGTCCAAGGTGTTGATGATCTGTTCAAGGTTGTTAGTGACCCTGTAACTTACGGACCTCGCTTCCTTGGTAACATCGCTGGTGGTTTCGTTCCAAATACTTTGAACTGGTCTCAGAACTTTCAAGAAGACAGAATGCTTCGGGAGACTCGGTCAATCTTTGACCACGTACTTGCTCGTGTTCCTTCAGGTGCAAAATCCCTGCCCCCTCGTCGTAACTTCCTTGGAGAAGCTCAAATTATCAACGAAGGTGGAACGATGCTTAATGCATTTAACCCGCTATACACTTCGTCAGTAAAAGAGACTCCTCTAAATTCAGAAGTAGCTAGAATGCTTCACGGCTTCTCAATGCCCGACAGTAAGATAGGTGGTGCTGATAACTTGGACTTAAAGAGGATGCGTACTGAATCAGGACAGGATGCCTATGACCGCTACCTTGAATTATCAGGGACAGTTAAGCTTGGTGATAAAACACTTCGAGAGCAACTTTCAGCTCTTGTTGAAAACCCTCAATATCAAATGATGCCTGATGATGATATAGCTGATGAGACAGGTTTAAGAAACCCCCGTGTCCGTGCGATGTCTAGAATTATCCGTCATTATCGGTTATCTGCTCGTCACCAACTTTATAATGAAATGCCTCAACTCCGTCAGGCTATCGCCAGTAACGATGCTCAACGTAAACAATACCTCAACCAATAGAATAATGTCCTCTGATCATACGACTTCTTTCGTGGGCGTAGCTGGGCTTCTAGGTACGCTCACCCTTGAACATGTTAACTCCTCAATCGCAATCCTTGTAGGTATCGCTACCTTAATTTGGCTAGTGATTAAAATATGGAAGGAGTTCAAAGGAAATGACGATTGATTGGTTAGCTAGTCTTACTCCACTAGCAATCGCCCTTATTACTCTCGTGGTTGTGTTGTCAAAAATGCACTACAGCATCGAGAGCATAGGCGAAAAAGTAAAAATCCTTTTTGATTTTCATAACAAAAGAAACGATAAATGACTGAAAAATCCCAAAAACTTGACCTATTACAGGATATTCTTATTGACGAGTTCATAGAACGCATCAAATCTGGCGAAGCAACCCCAAGTGATTTGAACGCTGCTAGACAGATGCTTAAGGATAATGGAGTCCAATGTCAGGTCTCCGATGCTAATCCAGCGTCTGATTTGATGTCTCTCCTTCCTTTTGAAGACACCGTAACCTCTAACGCAGCACAAATATGAGCCGAAACTACCGACAAGAGTATCAAAGATACCACGCGAAGCCTGAGCAACGGCAGCGACGCTCAAGCCGAAATAAAGCTAGAAGGAAAGCTCTGAGCCTTTACGGTTCAGCAGCGATTGCTGGAAAGGATGTTGATCACCGCGATAGGAATGCGATGAACAACTCTAGACACAATCTTCGTATTCAGTCTCGAAAGGCAAATCGGGGCAGAAATAAGTAGAACCCGTTATAAATCACCTGTGAATGACTCTCAAAAGCTTAAAGACTTTAGAAATTTCCTGTTTCTCGTCTGGAAACATTTAAACCTCCCTGATCCAACACCAATACAATATGACATCTCAGAATACATGCAGTACGGACCAAAAAGAGCAGTTGTTGAGGGCTTTCGAGGCGTCGGAAAATCTTGGATTTGCTCTGCATTCGTTGTTCACCAACTCTACCTCGATCCAACAAAAAATATCCTTGTTGTCAGTGCTTCGAAGACACGAGCGGACGATTTCTCTACTTTCACACTACGTCTCATCCATGAAATTCCCTTCCTCGAACACCTCAAACCCCACCACGACAAGCAGCGATTCTCCAAAATCTCTTTCGATGTCGGACCTGCTCCAGCCTCCCACGCCCCCTCCGTCAAATCGTTGGGGATCACATCTCAATTAACGGGTTCTCGTGCTGATTTAATCGTTGGGGATGACGTTGAAGTCCCTACGAACTCCGCTACGCAGACCATGCGTGAGAAGCTCTCAGAGCAGATAAAAGAGTTCGACAGTATTTTAAAACCTCTTGATGACTCTAAGGTCATCTTCCTTGGCACTCCACAGTGTGAAGATACGGTATACGCTAAGCTCACTGAGAGGGGCTACAAGCCTCGTATATGGACGGGGAGGTATGTTACCCCTAAAAGTAACGAGCAACGCTATGACGGGGCTGTGAGCCCTATCTGTGTCGATCTGGATAAGGCGGGTAAGTCTACAGAATCCACGCGCTTCAGTGACATTGATTTAGACGAACGAGAAGTGTCCTACGGGCGCTCTGGTTTCACCATGCAATTCATGCTTGATCCTCGTCTCTCTGACATGGACAGGTTTCCTCTCAAGGTTAACGAGCTTGTTGTCATGGATTGTGACGATAATACCGCCCCTGAGAAGATTGTATGGGCTCAAGACCCTCAACTGGAGTGGGACTCCTCCCTACCTAACGTAGGATTTAGCGGAGATCGATTTCATAGACCTTTTAAAACCATCGGAGATAACATCCCATACACAGGCTCTGTTATGTCCATTGACCCTTCTGGACGAGGTAAAGATGAAACCTCTTGGGCTATCGTTAAGATGCTCAACGGCTTCCTTTACGTTGTAGACGCTGGAGGTATGCAAGGAGGGTACGGAGAGGACGTCCTGAAGTCTCTGGCTGTTCGAGCAGCTAAACACAAGGTCAACTACATCGTGGTTGAATCTAACTTCGGAGACGGAATGTTCTCAGAGCTCTTTAAGCCCATCCTACAACGCATACACCCTACAACAGTCGAAGAAGTTCGTCACCACGTCCAAAAAGAGAAGCGTATCGTCGATACTCTTGAACCGATCATGAACCAACATCGGCTCATCTTTGACCCCAGCGTGATTAGAGATGACTATAAAAGTGCTCAGGGCTACCCCAGTGAGTCCGTCCTCAAGTATCAACTCATCTACCAGATGAGCCGTATCACCAGAGAACGAGGTGCAATCACTCACGATGACCGTTTAGATGCCCTCTCAATGGCTGTTAACTATTGGGTTGAACAGATGGCTCAAGATGCTGACAGAGCAATGGTAGATAGAAAAGAGGGAATGATAACAGAAGAACTCAACAAGTTCATGGATAGCTATTACAAGACCAACGGTGCTAACGGTCCATCTCCAATGGTCTGGAATGAAGTTTAACGGGTGCGTCCGTGCTGCGTAGCAGCCAGCACAACGGGTTAATAACTGATCATACTTAGATAAGCTTATCTGGTATCAGTTCTTAGCTTTATTTAAGCTTAGAGTTAATATGGTGGTTTATAAGGTAATAAAGAACCATACTCTTAAAGCCAGAAGATAGTCTTCTTAGAGTTATATAGCTTTCTCGCTAAGAACTTATAAGTTATTTTAAAGGGGCTCAAACCCCTGTCAAGCCCAATATTCAAATATGTCGTTAGAAAAGATCGAAGATGCCTTAGCAATTATCGGAGAACATTGTGAGCACTATACGTTAATTGCGGTTCTTCCAGAGTATCCTGCGGAAGTTCAGCTTAGGTATAGTTCCCCGTTCATCGTAGAGGGACTTACAACGGAAGCTCAAAGGCTTTTAGAGCAAGAGTATAGCTTTGATACCGAGATTGAATACGTCTGGGAAGACGACGAGGACGAAGAAGAAGAACTTTAGATTTTCGTTACTTTTCTTGCTTGACTTGATGTCCAGAATGCGTGGACTTACCTACATAAAATTTTAGTGTTGTTCGTTATCTAATGTGTGTGATAACAAATACGTGTGAAAGTCGGGGTTACTTCTAAGTGGTTTAGGAGTAGCCCTCTTTTTTTTAATAATAAACAAATAAACCCCCTTATATTCATGGCTGTTAGCTACCAACAATATACTTATCCTACCCCAACAATCTTTACGATAGGCTTTAACTACCTATCGATTGATGATGTGAAAGCGCAGGTCTACGACGGTTCAGCTTGGGTAGGGTGGTCAGTGCTTAGTCGTAACGCCTATAACAAAACGGTTACAATTGCCGATGCAAGTAGTTATCAAGCTCTTCGTCTTTACAGAAGCACATCGACAACAAATTTAGTAGACTTCCAAAGTGGTTCTAGGTTGTCTGAACACGACCTAGATACAGCTTATCAACAATGTCTCTTTGCAACTCAAGAGGTTGTAGAGAATGCTTCTAATCAGGTAGTAGCTTCAGGCGCACAAGGAAACGTTGGACTCACTGGAGCTGATGGACCAACAGGACCAACAGGACCAGCAGGAGCTGACAGTACAATTGCTGGACCAACAGGAGCAACAGGACCAACTGGAGCAACAGGACCCGCAGGACCAGTAGGAACAACGGGAGCAGTAGGACCAGCAGGACCAGCAGGAGCAGCAGGAGCTGATGGAGTTGATGGAGTTGATGGAGTTGATGGAGTTGATGGAGCTGGGACTGGAGTCTTAAGTTCTGAATTTGAAAGCTCTGAAATTACTATACCAAGCTCAAGTGGGTTTGTAACAGCTGCACATGGATTGGGTTCTATTCCAAAATCATACTCGGCTTGCTTGCGATGCAAAACGGTAGAATATGGTTATTCTGTAGGAGATGAAATTAATTTATCAATACGTAATTCTTACGCAACATCGACCCATGTCAGTTTTCATACGGAGAACTATAGTGGCAGCACTCCCGCCTTTAGCATTTACGAGAAAGATACGGAAGTATCAGGCTCCAACATAACAAATTCTTACTGGAAAATAGTCTTCCGAGCCTTTGTATAAACTTTAACCCTTCCTGTGGATAATGGGGGTTGGTTTTGGTGCAAAAATATGTTTAGTCAATACGATATGAAGCACCGCGACTTACCCCCATGCCCACTATCACAACTGTTGCACATATCGTAGAAAAGTTTGTCGTATTGTCTCCGATTCGTCACGACCCTTCTCAAACTCCCGTAAATACTCGCAAGGATTAGGACACTCTATCCTATTCCTAGCTGTCGCCA